GTTCTGTGGGATTGCAGGCCAATGCGGAGATCATCGCATGGCCCCAATTTTGGACAAATCAGCCTTTCTAACAGTCGACAATTGCGAATGCCTCACAATCTGCGTAAGGACTTACTGGCAATTTAGCCGCTCCACCGTGGAGATCAACTCCTGGTGCAGGCTGACACAAGATCCCTTGTGAGTAGCCCAAAACAAAATTGCCAGTGTTTATTTCAACATATGGCCGATTGTTATGGTCCCCCACAGTCACATGCACTAGGATGTGCTGTCCCCAGTGCCCAAGGGATGACATCGCTGTCGTCTCAAGGATGCTCACTGTTGTAGTGGCATTTGGCGCCAGGAACACAGGGTCCAGTGGAGTGAAGAATGTTGTGGTCACAGTGTAATAGCCCGTTTCTGCGAATGCAATCCTGTTCTTCTTCGTATTGATGTTTGTATACTTGAACATGTTGCATCCAGGCAGTGCTGTGAATAAGGTCCAATCACCTCCGAAACCGAAGTAAGCACACCTGATACTGTTGGATTCCAGAGTGGCAGGTCGTGCTGGGGTAAAGAACTCGATGTCATAATCCACGTATAGATAACCAATTTCAGCAGTGTCTAGCCCGGCTTCAACGCAAACATAAATGTTCGCGGTATCGTAAGTCTTAAGGTCCGAGGCAGCTGGTGCACTGGTAGATCTGCAATACTTTGGGCTTCGACGTGCCAAATCGGCGGGATCAAGGCGACAGCTCAGGTTTTGCCAAACTGGCCCTGAAACCGTCGACTTGTAGGACTCCGCTTGAATACCAGATGTTGGTGGGTCGTCCAACGCGTCAAAATCGGGGGCGATTAGGACGTGTCCTTTCGAGGCAGTCGAAGATATTGTTTTGTAATGGATAGTGACAGAGTGTATCTTGTACATTTCGTATTGCCTAGCAATTCCAGCGCACCACGGGAACATGTGCTGCAAGCCAGTGCCAAGGGCAGGTTGCAAGTTGAATGTTTTCACCGCGAATACGCCTGAATTGAGCAAAGTACCGAAACGCTCGGAATGATGAACTCTTATTGACTGGTTATTAGAAGCATTTTTGACACGTGGGCCACCTTGGCGGCGTACTGAGTTCCGCGCCACTGGGGCTATTGCCATTGCCTCTTGTTTGGGTACACTGGTCGCTCGCGCCGCTTGGAACGCTCTACCCTTTTTCTTAGGCGGAGGGGCTCCTTGCATCCGCCCCAGCAACGATCGAGTGGCTGTGTTAGCCAATCTCTGAGTCGCCGGAGATGTTGCCAAGTTAAGCAACATGCGCAATGCGTTTGACGATTGTCCATTGTTATTTCTATTTCTGGTGGTGAGCATTATGGGGGGTGTTAACGGAAAAGTACCTCGTCAACGAAACTATGCAAAGATGAATATCAAAAACTACGTTCCGATATTGCTTTATCTTAAGCATAGGCCGCTGTCCTAGTTCAAACTTAAAGGCCGATCACATGGATCGGCCAAGTCCACTGCCAAAATCATGTCAATTACTGGGTGTTCACAGAAAACGCATGATCTGGGCAGTTTTAACAGATAGTCCTCAGCACTTTCAATATCACTTAAGCTCAGCCGGTATTTAATAGCGAGATACATGCTCCAATCACCGGCTTGGCCATAACATAAGTTATTGATGAATTTCCCGTGCTTGACTCTTCTTTCTGTGGTGATTTGGCGTCTCAGAAATATTCCCAAGATTGGACAATCACCGTAAACGTCAAGAAAACTTTCTGCTACTGAACTGCGCCAAGCGGCCATGTCTAGCACGGCTTGTTGACTGACTGTCCAGAAGAGTTTGGCCATGAGCCGGCCAATCTTCGGCCCGAACCCCCATCCCCCTCCCACCAGTGGAAACCATTGACCTGAGATGAAAGAAATGTCATAGATGCTAGAAAATATAGCGTATTCAGGTTTGATCCCCAGTGCTGCCTCGTTGCTTTGCAGCTCCAACCCTACTCCCTTCTCCCACGCACCCTTACCTGCAGGCTCGGGGTACTCGAGTGCGAGGATGAGATCGTCTCCGAGGAATAATCCGTAAACTGCAATTGGTCTACGGGTAAGTCTGTCGACCGCATTAACAGTAATGACGATGTTAATCGTGGTGTTCCCTGAGGTGGTGTCGTTGTGCCCTGACTTCCGGGTATAGACTGCGGTGTAGGTGATCTTCGAGACCCC